TGGCATGGACTTGGGTTGATGAAGAAGCTGCTCTTACTGAAAAAAATATTAAGTTTGGCTATGTTAATCTTAATCTTCATAAAGTAACTGGCCTCGCTTATGCTTCTGATGAAATGCTTCGGTTTTCCCCAATGTCAATGGAAAATCTATTAACTAAGGGATTCACTGACGGTTTTAATTATGAAATGAATCGTGTAATTCTAAAGGGTACTGGGGCTGGTCAGCCTCTTGGCCTATTAAGTTCTCCTTGTTTGGTTTCTATTACTGCTGAAACTGGTCAGGAAGCGACTACTATTTTATGGGAAAATGTAATTAAAATGTATTCCCGCATTAGTGATATGACTAATGCTGTTTGGATTGCCAATCCAAATACTTTGCCCCAGTTGGCTTCTATGAGCCTTGCTGTTGGTACTGGTGGTGTCCCTGTATTTATGCCTGCTGGTGGTGCAAGTGGCAAACCATATAATACCTTGTTTGGTCTTCCAATTATTTTCAGTCATCATGCGAAAACTTTGGGAACCGTTGGCGATTTAATTCTTACTGATATGTCTCAGTATTTACTCGGTATGCTTGCCGGCAATGAAGGTGTTAGGTTTGATACTTCTATGCATTTGAAGTTTGATTATGATCAGATGGCTTTCCGGTTTGCATTTTATGTTGCTGGTCAATCTTGGTGGCCGACATATTTGACTCCTCAAGAAGCCACAACTAGTTATATTAGTCCAATTGTAGCAATTGCAACTCGGTCTTAATTAGTATAATATTGAGATGGGGATTAATTTCCCCATCTCAAATGTTTGAATATTTTTAAATTAATATATGGAGGAAAAAAATGAATGAATTAACTCAAGAATCTAAAACTATAGTGGTTAGTGTACCAAAGGATTATAATGCTACTGCTGCTACAGCGGAATGGATTAGTATGAAGAATGCGGCTCGACTTCGGTTTGTTGTCACTACCGGGGCATGGGCTGGCGGAACTGCTGCTGTTACTTTGAAACAAGCGATTAATGTTTCAGGATCAAGTTCTGCGGCTCTTACTTTTAGTGAATATTTTACCGGTACGGGAGATACTTTAACTAGAACTACCGCTTCTTCTAATACATTCAATCTTGCTGCTGCTAATACCAAATATGTTATTGAAGTAAAATCAGACCAGCTTACTAACCCTAAAGATTGTGTAAAGATTGTTATTGCATCTCCTGGTTCAAATGCCGATCTTTATGCAGTTATTGCTGAGGCTTATGGTTTGAGATATAATTCTGGTCCTGCAAGTCCAACTACAATTACTGATTAATTGTTAATTTAAAAAGGATGAAGATATGAAATATCAAGATCAAAAAGATTATTATTTGAAAGTCAAGGAAAATGATATTCTTGAAAGAGTGAGGGTATTGTTAGATCAATATGGTTATTATTTAAGAGATGAGGATGATAAAGTATTTGCCGATCTTCATTTAACCTGGGATTATCCTTGGCATCATATAAAAAGACTTGATGAAATTGATTGTCATATTTGGCATAGAGTAATGTTTGATGCAATCGGAGGGTTCGTACCCTCCGGTTGTCAAGATTGTTTTAAAGTGGTTGTTAAACCCAAAACTTTAGAACAACTTTTTGCATTGCTTGATTTACAGATTAAACTTGATATACCTTCTAAGTGTGGAATAGAAGAACGTAAGAGCGTATTTGGCAATTATAGCGGTTATTTTTATAATAGAGGGTTGGATAATGGTTTAGAATGTTATAAGAAGATTAAAGAAGCAATATCTAATGACTCAATTTTGAATGTTCTTTTAGAAGAAAAAGACGAAAATGGTATTCCATTAAATCTTCTTTTGAAAAGAGGGTGTACTGAATTTGAACACGCCTTAGGCAGAAGTGATAAATGGATAGTTACAGATGAACAAAAGAAGATTGAGAAATTAATTAATGACACTTTTGTAAATTCTTATAAATCGAGGACTCAGCCAAAGCATGTTTTAGATCATGTTCATAAAAAATGGATTGAATTTGCTTGGGATCGGGGGGATAAAACGGTGTTTAAATATACAGATGGGCACCATATTTACCCCCCTTATGTTATTTACCATTATCTTGTAGAGAACGTTAAAAAGGAGTCTGTATGAGGGGCTTGAAAGATGTTAATGTTTTATTTTTAGCAGAATGGATGGGGAATCCTATTGGGACTGAAAGGTTTATTTCTTCTTCTATTGTTTCTACTCTTGAAAAAAGAGGGGTTGTCCAAATTTTAAATGAAAATGAGGATGAAAGTATGTTTGAAGAAATAGACGAGGAAGTTATAGAGCAGGAAAGTAAAATGATTGATAGCCCTCCTGTTAATAAAATGGTTAATGGTTCGCCTGAAAATAAAAGTTTTAAAAAAAAACAAAAGAAAAATAAACACTCTAAGTGAAAATTTAAAATTCTTGCCTATAATAAAATTGTTATAGGTGCTTAACTTTTAAGTGAGGTAAAGTATATGGGAACAAAATGTAAATGGAAAAATGGGCATCAAGTTTTTAGTGAAAATAGTCAATTTATTAGTGTTGGAGCTATTGAATCTAATCAACAGATTGTGAGCGATTCTGTAGAGACTGTTTTGGTTTCAGAAACTATTCCTGCAAATATGTTTAATTCAACTTCTATGCATTTTAGAATTACTATTTGTGGGGAACTTTCTTCTGATGGGTCTTCTGCTGGTGGGGACTTGTCTTTGACTCTTCGATATGGCACAACTGATATTTTAGCTTTAACTACAGTTAGTTTGGCAAATGAAGATGATAAGCAATTTAAATATATTTGTGATGGAAGAATCCATACTATTGGCTCAAGTGGCAAAATTGTTGCTTCAGCAAAGATGGATGTTGCACAAGGGACTCCTCTTTATTTCTTTGCTTATACTGCTGCTGCTGGTGTAACAGCAAATTTAACTGTTGCTGGTAGTATAAATGTAACGGCAGATTGGGAAGCTTCTAGTGCCGATAATGATATAATTGCGATGATTGGTTATATTGAGTATTTTAATTAATATATGAAGAAAAAGAGGAATAAAGTTGGCAAGAGATTTGACTCCTCAAATACTCTTATACTTTCTTTAGTAATATTATTATTTGCATTAATACTGATATTTTTTATTTCTATTTTTCGAGGTTGCAATTCTGGCTCCTTGCCTTTTCTCGCCAGCTTATACGCTTCTTTGCCGCTCACTTTTATCGCGCTATATATCGGTGGTTTTTGCATTATCTCTCCTTTAA